CCAACCCCACTTAGAAGTTGCACCATCGATAAGATCGGTAAATCCGATTCTTTGAGAAGCCACTAGGACTCTTCTTTGGTTAGCTACTTCGTAGTCTGATTCAACTGTAACACCTCTTAGTCTAGGTAATACAAAGTTTCTTGGGTTAACTGCGATAGCTCCGAACTTAGCTACTGCTGGTGATGCGAATTCGTCACATAATAGTACTCTTGAACCGAATACTTGACCAATTTCACCAGAAAGCTTAGTAGCCATGTCGCCAACTAGGTTAGCATCTTGGAACTCAGCATCTTCTAATAGTTCGTAGTATGATCTTTGTGAAACAATATATACTACTTCACTTGGATTGATACCATATTTACCCATATTCTTTCTTAATCCAAGAAGAACTTCAGCGTCTATTTTATCACTTGCAAAAGCAGTTGTTGATTGTGTATAGTCTGAGTCAGTTCTTGCTAGGTGTAAAAGACCTTCAAAAGCTGCACCTGAAGTACCATAAGCACCGTCAGCGTCATCACCAGCTAGGATAGCATTCTCGATACCTCTAGCGTGTGCTCTCACCATTGATTCTCTAATTAAAGGAAGAATTGGTAAGATTGCATCTTCTTCAGTTTCGTTACCTAAGTATGATTGTGAAATAAGTTTCTTAGTTGAAAGAGTTCTTTCAGTCATATCTACACCACCTGCTGAACCAGGGTTATAAGCATCCCCTCTTTCTTGCAAGTTACCATGTGGTGAAGCACCACTTGCTGCTTGGTTACCTGTGAATTCAGCATAACCTGCATCTGGTAAGATAGGTATAATCATGTTAGCAGAAGTCATTGGGATCTCTCTAAATAGAGGTGCTAATACCAACTCGTTCTGAATATCTCTTTCGATGTTTGTTGAAACAACTTGCTCAAAGTCTGCAGATGAAACAGCAACACCTGAATGGGCGTTAACTTTTTCCATTACACCTTTAGCTACATCATTGTCCCAGCCTTTACCAGTCGCTAAACCAGCAAATTTTGCGTCAAGGATATCTTGCTCGAAAGTTTTCTTCCAGTCACCGTTTGAACCTCTGTCAGAGAAATGTCTTTTAGACTCTCTGATGTTCATAATTTCTTCTGATTTCTCAGCTAGTTGTGACTCTAAAGATTTTACGACTGACTCTAATTGAGTGTAGTCTTCTTTAACTCTAGACTCAACATCATTCATAAGCTTCTCAGCTCCTGTTAGTCCAGCTTCAACTATAGTTTTAGTTTTTTCCTGATCTGCTACTTCGTTAGCCTTTTGAACTTCAGCTTCGTCAGCAGCCTTTTGAGCAGCTTCTTCTGCAGCCTTCTGTTCAGCAGCTTTCTGTTCAGCTTGCTTCATTGCAATTTCAGCAGCTGTATCAGCAGCTACTTTCTTTGCAAAAGCGTCTAAATCAAAGTTGCTTTCAGGAGATTGTTTTTCGTTTGACATATTTGTCTCCATGTTATGGGATTCCTCCCGTCCTGGCTGCTCAACATTAACAGCGTCTGCTATTTCTGCTGGGTTAGCCTTATAAAAAGTTTGCTTGTACTCGTTGTACTGTTCCATACTATCAAATGACTTTGATAATCCAAAAGTTGCCCCTTGGTTACAAGGTACTGATACTACAGACACTTCAAAAAGCTCCGCGTCCTTTATCTTATATCCATCGGTTTCAGTCATGTAATCAGCGTCCTTGACTTTGAAACCGACAGAAAAAGCTCCAAGGACACCGTCTTTAATTAGTTGTGTTACGTCGCCAGCAGCTTTAGATATCTTTGCAGATATTTCTAAACCGTTGTCTGTAACTTGTAAATCTTTTGCACGACCAATAGGTTTGTCGTAGTTGTGATTGAATAGAATTATTGGATTATTTTTGAAATTCTCTAATCCACCTTTAGTCCAAGCATCGCTTTCGATAATATCTCCAGCTCTGTCAAGACCGTTAGTACTTGCTGATCCTTTAATTTCAACACCGCCATCGTCAGATTCGCCTAATGATTTAAAAGTGCTAGTCCAATGATAAATTTTATTCGACATCATTGTCCTCCACTTTCACCTCAGCTTTCTTTTCAACTTTAGGTGCTTGTTTAACTTCTGGTGCATCTACTACATCAACAGGATATCTTTTTGATACCACGCTTAGTACTCTACTCCAAGAACCAAATGCTCTTCTAAGTAAATAATCTTTAACAGGAACGTCTGCTCCTTTTGATTTATAAGTACGGAGATTCATAGGACCGCCTTCTTTTTTAAAATACTCAGAAAGAGTTTTTACCATTTTATCTTTTGTCATAATTATTCTTCCTCGCTTGGGGCAGACTCTGAAGGTCTACCACCTTGTTCTGGATTTGCAGCTGAGCCTGCTATATTCGCAGGAACTCTTGGTTCGTCAAATCCTTCAACAGGTTCCTTGCCTAATGCTTCTCTTGCTTCATTAGCACTTAAAATGCCAGTGTTAACAAGTGTTGCATAGTAGGCTGCCTGATCTCTCAACTCTGGTTGTAAAGCAGGAATACCTGTTACATCTTCAGATAGTGAAAAACCAAAAAATCTTTCTAGTGCATATCCTAATTTCTTAACTATAGGTAATACAGTTTCTAAGTAATAAAGTCTATGGTTTGGTCTTATGTTTGCATTATTACCTCCATCCATTAAAATTGGTGGTATGCCCATAGCTTCTAATATAATTCTTTCATTTGCTTTTATTGAGTCTGCAAAATCTAACTCTTTAAAGTTTACTTCAGTTAAAGGATCTACCTCTAAACCTCCATCTAATATCAATGGTCTTCTACCGCCTGTATTAGGATTATATCTCATACTCCATGCTTGCATCATTCTTTCTTTTACTTTCTCAGAAAGAGTGTTTGGGCTCTTAAGTACTAATCCAGGAACTGCTCCATTCTTAAAGAAGTTATCCTGAAAGTTTCTCATACTTGCTAGTAGTTGCATAGTTCTATATGCAGGTTTTAATCTTGGCACTCCTCTATATATGGAGTTAAAACTATTTTCTTTTATATGAATAATCTCGCTTGGACTATAATCTATTGAGTTATCATATGAATACTTTTCTACATAAGTACTATCATCAGTATAAATAGTAATTTTATCTGCTGGTAAGTGATATAAATGCGCTCCATCGAAATAAATAAAGATGTTTCCATCTATAAGTAAGTCTATGATTAGGTTTCTTTTAAATGCGCTTATATCTTGAAAAGGGTTTGGTTCTACATTTAGTAATAAATCAACTTTAGATCTACGAATATTTTTAAGAATATTGTTAGTACCAACTATCTTTTCGCCTACTGCAAATGGAATTTCAGAAACATCGTCAACTATCATGTTCACTGCTCGGTTTACAATTTCTAGTTGTTCATAAGCATTTCTATAGTTAGTGATTATTTCTCGAGAATCAACAGTCATACCCTCATTTCTGGATATTACGTATTGAGCGGGATTGAGTTTTTCCTCTCTATTAATCCCTAAAAATCTATCATACCATGCCATATTTGTCTCTCTGTTTCTCGACCCATCTTTTTTGTTTCTCTGCGTGTATCAACTTGGGTCTTTTACCATATATTGAGTGTAACTTCATATGGTGACTGTGGCAGAGTGTGACTGTATCTTCATAAAGTTCTTTATAGTGTTCATCAATAAAGGCTTGTCGAATCTCTAGTATTTCTTGCTCGTTGTTAATATTTAATTTATTCTTTTTTATCCAAGTTTCTAGTAGTTCTGTAAGCCCGTGATAATGATGAAAATCTAAATTTTCACTGTCACCACAAATATAACAATCGCTTGATTTCTTATATTGTGATTTTGCTTTGTCTCTTACGTATTTAACTAAGTCTCTTTTGAAATTCATATTTCTACTCTTAATTAGAATTATACCAAAAACCCACAGCAAATGTCAAGAACTGTTTTTGGTAGGTGTTATTAAAATGTGGTGGCTGTGGTTTCGAATGTATATAAGGCGTATCGCATAGCATCTGCCATATGGGATGCCATGTTATGTTTTGGCTTCTCTTTCATTAAATTAGGGTTTGGATCCCATTGGTACTGGTCTAATGATATCAGAGCTTCTTTGCAAGTTTGATTAACTATAAGTTCATCATTGTCTACTACAGTTGCTACGTGGCCAATTCCATCAAGTACTGATTTTTTAGCATTAATAGTACTAATGTCGTAATTCTGTGCAAAGTCGAATCTTGTTTGTTGAGCTGCAGAGTCAATATAAATATAATCAATGTCCCATTTATGAATTAATTTTCGAATCTGTGTAGCATGCTGTTCTGTAGTCTTTTCTGCATCCATGTACTCATCTATTAAGTAATATTTTTTGTTGTCCCAGTCATATGCTATAACGCAGAACGCTGTTGGATCTTTATACCCTACGTCAAGTCCTGCAAAAACATCCATACGACTTACGTCTATTTGTGAAAGATCTGCAATGCAATCTTCATGGTTAAATGCCCATACTTGTCCTTCGTAAACATTGAAGTCTGCCATATACTCTTGAGCGAACTCATTTGCAGACATTGTTTTCTTTGCTTCTACAATATCGGACTCTGATACACGAGGGTTCTCGTGATAAGTGGCTTTTACACTACACCACTCTGGAAACTCCTCACTGTGGCCTCTATAGTAGAACTCAGCAAAATAATTGTTTCTACCACGCGGTGTGGATATAAATATTGCTTTAGAGTTTTCTTTATCTAGTGTGGGCCTGAGCGCAACATTGAAAGCATCCCTCCCGTCTGTGAGAGCGGCCTCGTCGAATATGATGAGATCATAAGATCTACCCACCACCGAATCAACTTGATTAATGGAACCCATACGAATGGTAGAGTTGTTAGATAATTCAATAACTTTGTCTTTTGCATTGTCTCTTAATACTTCTAAATCAAAATGTTTAATTAGATTTCTTTGCAAATCAAATGATATTTGCGATAATGAATAGTTTGGTGACATTAATAGTACATGACTATTAGGCACTAAACATACCAGTTGTCCTATAATATTAGATATATACGTTTTACCTTGACGACGTGATACAGCTGCACATACGAAGCGATACTTCGGGCAGTTGATTGCGTTGATAATTGCTGTTTGAGATGTGTTAGGTTCTATTCCTAATAGCTCTAAATACTCCGTGATTGGGAGCTTTATGAAACGTGATTCTTGGTCTAAATCCATTAGATAATCACTAACTATATCTGTACGACTAATTTCTATCAATGCAATATCTCGTCTGGAAAAATATTATAGTTATCCTCGGATTCCAGTTCTCCGAGTTCTAACATCTTTGCGTATAAGTAACAATACGAAGCAGAAACTTGTTTTAACTTTTCTTCTGCTGTTGTTAATTCTCTCTTCTCTTCTACAGTCATTAATTTTTGTAGAAATTTTGTTGCGTGTGCTGCTCCTTCATCTAACCAAAGTTTGGTTCCGTTAGCTTGCATTATTTTCTCCTTTTTATTCCTCGTACATATTTTTGAGACTTAGGTGGCATCTTTTTAGAACCACCCTTGCCTGCCCAAAACACTTTATTTGCCCAATAAGCTGCGGAGCTTTTACCCTTAGCTATGTTCTTTCTGTGTCTTGCCTTGAAGCTTTTTCTTGCTTCGGGACTATAGTTATGTCCCATGCCTTGTGCACCAAAGCGAATGATCTTCACCTTTCCGCCAACCCTAACACCTACCACAGCTTTTTTCGTTTTGTGTTTAGGCGTTCTTTTAGGTTTATTTAGTCTAGTTAGCCCGGCTCTTTTGAGCCTTGCCTTTTCTGCTTTTGTTAGTGCCATGTTTTTTATTTATAGTAAATTTCTTTACTACTTTATCAAGTCTTCCAGACTTCATAAGTTTATTTAATTTTTTAAAGATACTATCTTCTTCTCCTTCTCGTTAGTAATTTGCTAGGAGTTTTCTTCCCAAACTTTGCCCTTTTAGGGTTTACTGTTTTACCAAACCTTGGTCCTATTGCTTTAGGTGCTGCTCCATAGAACCCACCTGGTGTGGACATTGGAGATTTAGTATTTACAAAAGTTCCTGCTGCTGCATTCATGTCTCGAGTTACGCCTCTTTTTAGGACATGCTTTCTCAGCTTGGAAGTTGAGTGAACACTAGGTCCGCTTAAAAATCCGCCTTGTCTTGCCATTTTTCTATTCCTTTCTACTCTAACGAGTACTTTGGCTTATTAGCCTGTTAATGAGAACCTTATTCTGAGGGGTTCTCGGTAATTTTGTTAATGTTTTTATAGTATGTCCCCATACTAATTGTTCGAGTACAGCTTTCTTTAATCTCTCCGAAAGAGATAAAGTTTTCTCTATTTCCGTACTTAAGTTTTGCATCGCTAGTCCTATTCGACTTAGCTAATGTATTTTAGCTTTTTGCTTTTCTTTCAGCTGCTATCATTTTATCTTTGATATCAACTTCACCATCCCAGTTTTTGTCTTTCCCTGTAATGATGTTTATAAATTGAGTCCATTTGACTTTAAGCCACTCCATTTATTTTCTCCTTCTTTTTGTATAAGTCCTCACTCTAGTAGGTTTGCCGCCGACGCC